CAATGGCTATGCGGAACACCTCACCCAGCAAGTTGGAAATGTCCCCAACCAGCGGCGCTACGGCACTAATCGCCTCGGCCAACGCGGTGCCCAGGAACGCCACCAGCTCAGCAATCGACGGCAACAGCGGCGCGAGTGCTACCACCAGGTCAGCAATCGCCTGCGCTATCGGCCCAAACATTGGCGACAGGGCAACCAGCGCATCAACCAGCGCTTGACCAGCTACCTGGGCGATAGTGGAAAGCGGCTCCACCAGCTGGGCGATAATCTCCCCCAGGGCGGATAGGATACCGCCAAAGCTGGGACCTAGCGCAATGCCTAACTCAACAATTAAATCCAGCAGGGGGCCTATCAAATCCGACAGGCCACCCAACGCCTCGATCATGCCCTGAATCAGGGCAGTGGTGGCGCCTGACGATGCGTATTCTTGGAACTTTTCACCCAAGGTTTCGAGGACGCCACCGAAGGCGGCACCGAAGTCACCGGCTATGCCGTCTAGGCCGGTGCCAATGGATAAAACCCCTTCCAACAGCGTGTTTAACCCTGGTCCCATGGCGTCGGTGAACTCGCTAGCGGAAGCAATGAGTTTTTCAAGTTCACTTTGATTGCTGACAATCGTATCAACTAGGCCACCCATGAGGCCCCCCACGGAGGCGCCAAGGCCAGCCATAGGCCCCTCTAGATCAGTGATAAGGCCACCCAGATTCTCGAAGGGCTCCTCAAGCGCCGCGGCAAACTCGCCCGAAACGGATTCTTTTAAGCCGTCAAAAGGTTCTTTCAGCCCCTCGGCAGCCTCTTTGATACCGTCGAAACCTAGCACGACGGCGCCTAGGGCGGGGCCGGCTACCGCTGCTAGCGCGGTGGCACCAGCGGCAACCTGACCAATGGCGCCGCCAGCGATAGAGACAAGGGAAGTAATACCGGTGGTCAGGCCGCCTATCTTGGTGGCCATGCCAGCGGCTTGGGCGGTCGATGCGTTAATATCGGCCGCCATTTTCTGGGCGGCACGCGCCGCCTCACTGAACCCCTTCGTGTTGGCATCACTGACAATGTTGACCGACAGGATTGCTGACTTCTTTTTCCCCGCCACCGGCTCTTTTTCCTATCTCTTTTTCGCTGCTTCCGCCTGCTCAGCCATCACATCTAGCATGGTATCTATCCATGCGGGGTCCTCCGCCAGTAGCACACTAGGCGGAATCCCCGTGTTGATAGCCAGCAGGGCGATTACACGGCAGGCGTCGCCTCGGTAGGGTTTAGGCCCATCTCACCACCGGACTGGCTCAACGCCTCGACGCTCTCCAAAAACTCCTCGAACGAATATTCGGTTTGACCAGTGCGCTGCAAGGCCTTCCACGCCAAGAAGGCGGCAAACGTCAAGGGGCTATCGGTCGCAGTGCCCCAGTCGCGGAGGCGGGCGGTACGCTCAAACGCCACCTGGTCGGACAGAATAGGCGTCACGGCAACCTCTTCACCGTTGGTGTAGCGGACATTAATAGTGAGTTTCATCGTTTCTTTCCTTCGATCTTTCCTAAGATTCGGTCAATATGTTGTTCATAGACTTTGAGCCATAGCTCTTCGTTGGCGGCGGCGGCGGTAGCGATCCACGGGTTCGGCGCGATGTGGCGCTTTGGCCAACCCCAGTGAATCGGGTTGGCGTAGGGAATGAGTTTCCGGCCGGCTCTGACCATGCCGGCCTTTTGCGTGGCACCCGCCCTGATACTCGCGGCTAGCCGGCCGGACACTTTCGGCGCCAGACCGGCCGCTATCGGCACAATAGTTTGCGCCGCGGCTAAGTTAGCGTTGCGGAGGTCCTTTGTGTCGCCGCCTGCTTGCCGGATAGTTCGGCGGAGGTTTTTCAGGCCCTCTACCTCGGCGGAAACATCTACATGGCCAGACAAAATTTATGGTTCCTCAGGTGTGAAAACAGGCTCCCCAACCAGCGGAAATGTGAGGTCCTTGCTCATCTCCTTGTTCACCTCACCACCAACGCCAAGGGGGCGTACTTTCACGGTGCCGGTGAATTTGGCGGATTTCTCGCCCTCTACCGGCCGGAACTCGAACTCGACTTCCTTACCGCGGTTGGCAAAGCACCAGTCAAAAATCCCATTTTTCTTGAGATTAATAAAGCATGTAAGCTCCATTGTCCACGTGATTGTGTCTTTGCCGGGCGCATAATCACCCGAAAGGACGTGTTTGCCGTCCTCGGTGTTTACAGCGGGGTTCAGCTCGGCCTTGGTGACCAGGGCGGAAAATTCATTCTGAGCACCAGCTTTACCGAAAACCAGCTTTCCGGGGCCGGTGGAGATACGACTGTCTAGGGTGTTGACATTCGCCATTATTTATGTGCCTTTCAATTCATAGGTGACCTCAACCGCTGGTAGGGGGGTTTGCCCGATA